CCGCCCTTTCGCCTGATCGATGGCGATGCGGTATTTCTGTTCGTCCTTCTGATACTCCAGTCCTTTGAGTTGCTTCCATCGCCACACAATGCCCAGCGACATCAAACGCGAATCCAGAATGCTTACATCACTGTCAGCGTTCCACTCTCGATAGCTGGTCGTTCCCGTGGCGTTTTGGCAGAAGTCCTTGCTTATCCACTCGAAATGACAGTCATCGCCAGCGTCTGGAGGCGGGTATAGCAGCAGTTCATTCCCGCGAATGCGGTACTCGGAGAACGGCCCAGCGGCTGCGCGTGCCTTCATCAACTGCCATTGAGCAGCATTCAGGGGGCCGAACAAAGGGCGGTTTGTCGTTCGGTTCCAGATGGTGTCGTTGATGATCCAGCCTAGATTCCCATCAACGATGTCGTTCAGGTTCCCCTGCGACTCCGTAGCCACGGCAAAGAACTGCACCTCAAAGTTCAGAATCTGCCACTCGTAGGAGTCGGCAAGTTCCTGTCCTTCCTCGTTGGCAATTTCCTGCAGTTGGGTGATGTTGCGGTCGTTCGATCCGATCACCGACGCAGGCTGATTCAATCCTAGCTTGCGGCATACGCCTTGGATGATCTCCAAGAGCGACTTATTGATGCTTGGATTTGTGGAGATGATGACGGGCATAACAAGCCTTCAACAGTAATTTGAGCCGCTCAAACAAAGTCAATCGGATGATGACTGACATCAAGCGTCCGTCAGGTACCAACCGGAAAACTCTATGGTTGCAATGTCAAGTTGCCCGTTAGAGCACACCAGCCCCGGTATGTCGCCCCATCGTGGCGTCAACTGAGTTGTTCCGGGCGCAATGCTGAACATCAATGCGCCAAGATTTGTCGAGCTAACGGTAGCCCCGAAAGTGTTGCCCTGAATGGCGCAGCCGATGGCGTAGCTTTGTGTGCCAGATTTGGCGGCAAAAGGAAGACCCCCCAAAAGCGCGGCGGTGCTGTCGCCGGTAGTACCAAACCTAAAGCGCCCCGCAATGAACACCATTTGTCCAGTTTTGACGTACTCTCCAGACGCCACCGACAGCACGCCAGGACCGCCAGAATCGTCCGTAGGCGTCCAAACCCCAGAAGTCTGCGCGATGTAAACAGTGTCCACAATCTCTACATCAGTAACGGTTTTGCGAAGCACCCCACCAACCGTTACCGTGTAGTTGTAGCGACCATTTGGCGCATAGAAGAAGAACGCGCCGAATGCGTCAGTCGTTGGGACATACGCCGCACCCACCGCGTCAGTCTCATACACCGTCGCAGGCGACCCACCCGGATACGACTGAACCGCAATGACAGCGCCAGGAACAGGACGCCCCTGCGAATCTAGAACAACGTCCTGAAACTTCTGCATGTTATGCCTCTGCTACTTCTTTCGCGGGCCTGCCGCGCTTGGGGGTTGCAAGTTCTGCAATCTGCGTCTTGAGCAGTTCAATCTCCGCCTGCAGACGGTCGTTTTCAGCCGCCTGACGGGTAACAACAGAAGAGTCCTTGGCCGACATAAGCCACGCACGGGCCTTGCCCCGCAGTTCCATGTAGCCCATGCCCATCCGTTTGCAGATGTTGTCCGACAGTTCTGCGAGCTGCTCGACAGAGCGAACCTCAAAATACTCCGCTTCTTTGACCTGGCTGCGGTTGATGACCGGCCACATCTTGAGCGGGGTGCCTTCAACCACGTCCTTCAGACCTTCCTTGAACCGAGCGTAGTGCTTTGGAAATTGCTCTTTGTGCTGCTGAGTCGCTGGCACCTCGATGATGTTGGTGGAGTCACCAGGCACCATGATTCGAACGAACTCGCGCTGCTCATAAACCGGCCTGCCTTCTTGCTCCGAGCGGAAAGGAATTTCCAGAGCGTCCTCGTAAAACTCAACGTAGAGATTGTTTGCTGGGGAGTTGTCCACAGTTCACCTTTGAAAAAAAGAAGCCCCGGAACCGCCGGGGCATCGGTTTTATGCCGACAGGATGGCGAACCAGTTCGCAGAACCCACGCCGACAAAAAGAGCGCGGCCACCGGCAGCAACGCTGAAACCGCCAGTAGTGACAGTCAGTGCGTTGATTTGTGCGCCGGTAGACGGATAGACCAGCACTGCGTTAGCGCCGGAATTGATGACAACCACGCCAGAGCCTTCCTCGGGTGCCATGAGTCGCACACCAGTAGAAGCAGCGGCAGTCGTAACGCGATTGATCGCGGCAGAGAGTTGGGTGGCGTCGGCGTTCGTCGTGCCTGCGGCAGTGATGGAGTTCACCACATCGCCGCAGACGTTGATAGCCTGTTGCGCCGACAACCCCACACCCATGAGTCGGGTAGGGATTGCCATGATTACACGCCCGCCCGAGAGAACCAGCCGCGATCACCCGACGCCATTGCGACCGCAGGCGACAGGTACGAACCACCCGAAGCCGTCGCAAGGAACGTGGTGGCGTTCACAGTGCAATCGGCATCGCTGGCAGAGATCACGGCGTTAGCCTGTGCGTACACGTAGATGCGCCCGTTAGAGCCGAAAACCTGCGCCCCGAGTTGGGGAGCGTCTTCAGCGCCAGTGTTCGCAGCAATGTCAGCCGCCGTCGTGATGGTGTTGAGATCAACCCCGAGAATTGGGGTGACAGTGAAAGGTGCAGCCATTTTGATTTGCTCCTATGAATGGTTGATTAGCCAGCGTGCAGAACGCCCTGGAACTGAGCGCCCGAGCAAGTCAGGTTGCCCGAGAAGCCGATCAGCTTCACGACTGCATCCTGATTGATTGCCGAACGATCATCCCCGATTGGCACGAAGTTGCGCTCAGCATGCGGACGGAAGAAGATGTACTTCGTGTTGAGGAAATACATCTGGTTAGCCGTCATCGCGCCGCCGATACCGCCGTCGAGAACGACATCAGCAGACTTGCCGGTGCCGTAGTACTTCAGCGCAGAGAAACCAGCACCAGCCATCTCTTCAGACTCGACACGCTGGATAGCCTGCAAAGACTCCAGATAGAGCCGGTAGTAGTTGTTGTCCGCGACGATCAGGTCAGCGGAGTCAGTGCCGCGAACCAACTGCAAGGCAGTGCGGTTCATGTAGCTCTGAATGTTCGCAGCCGTCGCAGCAGCGCCGCCGTTGGTCACCGCACCAAAGCTGATGTTGCGCCAGAAGGCGAAATTCAGCCGGTTGATACCGCCATAGGTGCCAGAACCCGGAGCCGTGGACACCGCAGCCGCAAGGCCAGTGATGTCTTTGCCGCCGTTGCCGGTGCCGTTGGAGTAGATGCCAGCAGAGATGCGATCCATCAGGTTGGCCTCGGCGACCATGATGCGGCCCTCGACCAGATCGATGATGCGCTCTTTGCCGCTGTTCTGGATCATCTCCAGACCCGAGACCGACACGGCGGCAGCGTACTGCTTGATGTCGAACTGAGCCGCAGAGATGGGGCTGTTCGGCGTGATGTCGATGACATCGTAGCCAGAGTACGAACCCGCGTTGCGCGTGCTTGCGTCGAGGTACGCCAGTTCCTGCAGGATGACGTTACCGCCACTGAAGGTCTTGACGTTGCCGCGCTTCTTGAGACGCAGCAGGAGAGCAGTGTTCTGGCTGACGTTATCGGCCAGAGCGCCGGTACGGGACTGGATACCCGCAGTGATGATGTCACTGAGATTGGCAAATGAAGCCATGATGATTCCTTTGAAGTTTAACCGTTGAATGCAGCCTCAAGGGCTGCGCGAAGGCTTGTCGGAGCACTTGCCGAACCGGAAGCAGGGGAGCTGCCACGAACGCTGACCGCTGCGGATTTCGCACGGGCTGCAATGGCTGCTGACTGCGCCTGTTTCAACGCTTCTTGCCGCTGCTGTTCTAGCAGGGCTTGTCGCGTTTGCGGGTTGGCATACACCGCCATATCATAGGCGTCCTTGAGGTCTTTGGCGCGTCCCGCTTGTAAAAGCGCGGCCATATCCTCTCTGACTGCCTCAAAATGCACAGCATCCTTTGCAAACTGCTGGATTTCGCTGTTAAGCGATTCCTGCTGCTGCTGTTGCTGTGACTGCATGAACTGCTGTTGCTGAGATTGAATCTGCGCCAGGCGCTGCTCCAGTTGCAACGTATAGGGGTCTTTCTGCGGCATGGCCTGCGCCTGCCCTAGGTCAATGCCGTACTCCTGCGCGAGTTGCGACAGGTATGCGGCCTTTTGATCCGGTGCGCTCGTCCGCAAGATGTGATCGGCCTGCAAGAGCTTGCTAACCGCCATGTCGGGCGATACGCCAAGAGACTGAATCGTCTGCATGTACGGCTGAATCGCACGCTCCATGCTCTTGCCTAGATCGGCGTGAGTTTTGAACCCTTCGATGCCCTTGTGAAAGTCAGTCTCGCGGCGAAGAATCTCGTCCTGCACATGCGCGGGCAACTTGTCGAACTCTGCTGCCGCATCCTTTTTCCACGAAGACGGCGGGCGCTTTTCGGGGAGTTGTTCGGCAGGCTTTGCCTCTTCCGGCTTCGGAGCGAACCGCCCTGCCTCATCGCGTGCGCGGGCTTCTGCCGCTGTCTCTACGGGCGCTTCTGACGTTTCAGGCGCTTCCTGCTTGTCTAGGGCCGACTCCAACACCGAGCGCAAATCTTGCGGTTCTTGTTGGGTTTCTTGGGTTGCCAAGTCACCTTCCATGCTCATTCCTTTTGTTTGGACGTAAAAAAAGCACCCGAAGGTGCCCTGCTGCTGCGTCCTGTCAGCCTCAGTCTTTCCAGTACCTCATAACCGCCTGCTCTGCGGCTTTGCGGATGCCTGCGCGGTCTAGTCCGCGAGGCTTGTTTACCTGCTTTTCGTTTCCGATTTCGATCAGCCGATGCTGCTTCAGGTGTTCACGATGCTGTGAGCGCGAACTGATCCACTCGCCCGTCTGCATGCTCTGATAGCCCTTGATGTCGGGCATGATCATCGGCGCTACGGGTTCGCGGCGGCGGTACTCCTCCTTTGGGATTAGCTCAAGGGTTACGGGGTCTTGTACGTAGACTTTTCTCATATGTGTCCTTACCGGAAGGGGATGGGATTACAACTTCGGCAACAGGCCAACGTCTCGGCACCAATCTTCTGGCCCAAGCACTGAGCAAGTTCCGTCAAGGTTCTTTGGCGAAAGATAGTCGAACATCTGCTTCAATTCTTCCCACCAGATCGCAAGTGCGGCAGAACCGATACGGGCGTCGAAGTAAGCCACCGATGCCGTACCAACGGCAGTCCCCAAAGCCAGCGCACGCGCCCTGTACGCCGATGGAGACTCCGAGCCGCTGCGTGCAATTGGTGCGCCAGCAGTTCCTGTGACGTTTGCCGTGCGGTCAGCATCAATTCGGGCAGAAGACAACACGCCATGCCAGTACAGCCATGACGTGCAGCCGTAGGTGATCGCACGATCAATTATTGGCTGAATAGCTGTCCAGTTCAGTTGGTCGAGGCCAGTCGCTGGCAGTCGGAAAGGGTCTTTCACCCCGCCCTCTGGAAACACATAACGCCCATCGGTTGCGCCGTTGCGGTTTGCCACATACCCCGCCCGCGCAAGCTCCCGAATCATCAGGGCGCTGCTGGAATTGTTGTTCGCCACCCATACTTTCGTGCCGCGAACAAACCCAAGGGCGGCAAGGCCGTCGCGTGTGCCTTCGACGGCGGCACGCATCGTTGCCTCGTCAAAAACGGTCGATCCTAGAGGGCGGTCAACGAGGTCATCACCCGTAATTTCAACGCCTGCGGCAGATGCGCGCCTGTAGCCGTCAAGTGCCGCGCCAGTGAGGCCAGATAGATATTGCGCGAGGTAAGTTGGCAGGCCTTTTGACGCGGCGTAAGCCATAGCCGAAAACAGCATTTCAGGGTTCGCGTTGTCGCTCCCCAGCACAAAACATGGCGTGCTGCGCCCCCCTCGGCGCACTGCCTTAAACTTGAGTGTTTGTCCGGAAAACTTGTTCATCCGAAACCGGAAATACTTGATTAGCGCCGTCCTATCTGCGCCAGTACCCGCGTTTACACCCGTGTTAATCACACCTGGCCAAGCCCCGCAAGCGGCGTCCGTTGCTGCGGTTGCATCCCATAAATTTCGGATGTACTTTTGCCCGCCTTTCTCTTTGGTTTGCGCCGTGGTCTGGTCGCAAACCCAGACCCGCACGTATTGGAGGTTCGTCGGGAAAAGATTGACCGCATCATTCCCAAAGTCAAAGAAAATATTGAAGTTGACTTTGCTGGTATCCGGCTCTGGAAGTCCAAACTCAAACGCGATCCCATCGTCATCGCTGATGTTCAGGCCAGCAGCGTTGTATATGCGGAACTCAGCACTGGTGTCAGTGTTTGGCGTGAACTCCAGACATGCCGTGCCGTCGTACCAACCGGTCGCGTTGTGAGTGATCGTGCCGGTGGATTGCACCGCCAAATTGCCAGCACTTGCATAGCTGCCCGCTCCACTGAAACTAGCCCCAGCAGGCAATCCGCTGACGGCCATCAGGTCGAATGCCTCCGCACCCAGCATGCTGCGCACGACCTTGTTCCCGCTTGTGAGGCGAGTCCCATCCCCTGACACCAGGGATTGGACTCCGTTCACCGTCTGCAGCGCCACAGCCGAAGATTCGTTGCCGACAGACGAAACGGGCTGCGCGGACTTATGCCCGATGCCGAGGGTGTAATACTGCCGCCCGGTGATGTCTACTGATCCTGCCATGATGTGTCCTTAAAGTAGAAGCAATAGCTCTTCGTCTTCTTGCTCGATCAATTCTTGTCGCCGTGCTATCAGTGCCGCAATGATTCGCGCCTGCTCCGAGTAGTCGGGCATGTACTGCGCTTTAGCGATTGCTTTTGCTGCGACTACTTGAACCGCTTTTACCTCTTCAATCTGCTCTTCGATCTCTTCGATCAGTTCGGCGTGAATTTTCTTCTTCTCGCGCTCCCTGATCTTCTTCCACTGCTTGCGCCAGAAGCCGTCGTGCGTGTCCTGTAGCCCGCCAGCAGTGCCCGACGCGCTTACCGAGTCATTGGCGTTCGTTACCGCTACGGTTCCCGTTACAGAACCCGCCGCGCCGCTT